CAGCTGCAGAACAAAACGCTCTGGTCGTCATACACCGAAATCATCGATGTGAAACAGTGCTACCCGAACACGGCACTGGTCGGCGTACAGGTGGATTCGGAGCAGTTCGGCAGCCAGCAGGTGAGCCGTAATTATCATCTGCGCGGGCGCATTCTGCAGGTGCCGTCGAACTATAACCCGCAGACGCGGCAATACAGCGGTATCTGGGACGGAACGTTAAAACCGGCATACAGCAACAACATGGCCTGGTGTCTGTGGGATATGCTGACCCACCCGCGCTACGGCATGGGGAAACGTCTTGGTGCGGCAGATGTGGATAAATGGGCGCTGTATGTCATCGGCCAGTACTGCGACCAGTCGGTGCCGGACGGTTTTGGCGGTACGGAGCCGCGCATCACCTGTAATGCCTGGCTGGCCACACAACGTAAGGCGTGGGATGTGCTCAGTGATTTCTGCTCGGCGATGCGCTGTATGCCGGTATGGAACGGGCAGACGCTGACGTTCGTGCAGGACCGGCCGTCGGATAAGGTGTGGACCTATAACCGCAGTAATGTGGTGATGCCGGATGATGGCGCGCCGTTCCGCTACAGTTTCAGCGCCCTGAAGGACCGCCATAATGCCGTTGAGGTGAACTGGATTGACCCGGATAACGGCTGGGAAACGGCAACAGAGCTTGTGGAGGACACGCAGGCCATTGCCCGTTACGGTCGTAACGTCACGAAGATGGATGCCTTTGGCTGTACCAGTCGGGGGCAGGCACACCGCGCCGGGCTGTGGCTGATTAAAACAGAACTGCTGGAAACGCAGACCGTGGATTTCAGCGTCGGCGCAGAAGGGCTTCGCCATGTACCGGGCGATGTTATTGAAATCTGTGATGATGACTATGCCGGTATCAGCACCGGTGGTCGTGTGCTGGCGGTGAACAGCCAGACCCGGACGCTGACGCTCGACCGTGAAATCACGCTGCCATCCTCCGGTACCACGCTGATAAGCCTGGTTGACGGAAGTGGCAATCCGGTCAGCGTGGAGGTTCAGTCCGTCACCGACGGCGTGAAGGTAAAAGTGAGCCGTGTTCCTGACGGCGTTGCTGAATACAGCGTATGGGGGCTGAAGCTGCCGACGTTGCGCCAGCGCCTGTTCCGCTGCGTGAGTATCCGTGAGAACGATGACGGCACGTATGCCATCACCGCCGTGCAGCATGTACCGGAAAAAGAGGCCATCGTGGATAACGGGGCGCACTTTGACGGCGAACAGAGTGGCACGGTGAATGGTGTCACGCCGCCAGCGGTGCAGCACCTGACCGCCGAAGTCACCGCAGACAGCGGGGAATATCAGGTGCTGGCCCGCTGGGACACGCCGAAGGTGGTGAAGGGGGTGAGTTTCATGCTTCGCCTGACCGTGGCAGCGGATGACGGCAGTGAGCGGCTGGTCAGCACGGCCCGGACGACAGAAACCACATACCGCTTCAGGCAGCTGGCGCTGGGGAACTACAGGCTGACAGTCCGGGCGGTAAATGCGTGGGGGCAGCAGGGCGATCCGGCATCGGTATCGTTCCGGATTGCCGCACCTGCAGTGCCGTCGCGGATTGAGCTGACGCCGGGCTATTTTCAGATAACCGCCACGCCGTATCTTGCCGTTTATGATCCGACGGTACAGTTTGAGTTCTGGTTCTCGGAAAAACGGATTGCGGATATCAGGCAGGTTGAAACCACAGCCCGCTATCTTGGTACGGCGCTGTACTGGATAGCCGCCAGTATCAATATTAAGCCGGGCCATGATTATTATTTTTACGTTCGCAGTGTGAACACAGTCGGCAAATCGGCATTCGTGGAGGCTGTCGGTCGGGCGAGCGATGATGCGGAAGGTTACCTGGATTTTTTCAAAGGAGAAATCGGGAAAACACATCTGGCCCAGGAGCTGTGGACGCAGATTGATAACGGTCAGCTTGCGCCGGACCTGGCTGAAATCAGGACGTCCATTACGAATGTCAGCAATGAAATCACGCAGACCGTCAATAAAAAACTGGAAGACCAGAGTGCGGCAATCCAGCAGATACAGAAAGTTCAGGTTGATACAAATAATAACCTGAACAGCATGTGGGCCGTGAAACTGCAGCAGATGAAGGACGGACGCCTTTATATTGCGGGTATCGGAGCCGGTATTGGGAATACGCCAGCAGGTATGCAGAGTCAGGTGCTTCTGGCTGCTGACCGGATTGCGATGATTAATCCTGCGAATGGCAACACAAAGCCGATGTTTGTTGGTCAGGGCGATCAGATATTCATGAACGACGTGTTCCTGAAACGCCTGACAGCTCCGACCATTACCAGCGGCGGTAATCCTCCGGCATTTTCCCTGACACCGGACGGGCGGCTGACGGCGAAAAATGCCGATATCAGCGGTAACGTGAATGCGAACTCCGGGACGCTCAACAACGTCACGATTAACGAGAACTGTCGGGTTCTGGGAAAATTGTCCGCCAACCAGATTGAAGGCGATCTCGTTAAAACAGTGGGCAAAGCTTTCCCCCGGGACTCCCGTGCACCGGAGCGGTGGCCATCAGGGACCATTACCGTCAGGGTTTATGACGATCAGCCGTTTGACCGGCAGATTGTTATTCCGGCGGTGGCATTCAGCGGCGCTAAACATGAGAAAGAGCATACTGATATTTACTCCTCATGCCGTCTGATAGTGCGGAAAAACGGTGCTGAAATTTATAACCGTACCGCGCTGGATAATACGCTGATTTACAGTGGTGTTATTGATATGCCTGCCGGTCACGGTCACATGACGCTGGAGTTTTCGGTGTCAGCATGGCTGGTGAATAACTGGTATCCCACAGCAAGTATCAGCGATTTGCTGGTTGTGGTGATGAAGAAAGCCACCGCAGGCATCAGTATCAGCTGAATTTTATAACCCATATACGGGCGCCAGAAATGGCGCCTTTTTTATTGCAGAAAAGCGAGAGGTAATTATGCGTAAAGTTTGTGCAGCCATTTTGTCCGCAGTCATCTGTCAGTCCGTATCCGGTGCGCCTGCATGGGCGTCTGAATATCAGTCCACACTGAGCGCGGGGTATCTTCATGCCCGTACGAACGCTCCCGGCAGCGATAATCTGAACGGGATTAACGTGAAATACCGTTATGAGTTTACGGACGCGCTGGGGCTGATTACGTCCTTCAGTTATGCCAATGCTGAGGATGAGCAAAAAACGCACTACAGCGATACCCGCTGGCATGAAGATTCCGTGCGTAACCGCTGGTTCAGCGTGATGGCGGGGCCGTCTGTACGCGTGAATGAATGGTTCAGCGCGTATGCGATGGTGGGTGTGGCTTACAGCCGTGTGTCGACTTTCTCCGGGGATTATCTCCGCGTAACTATACAGCAAATAAACCAACAGGCCTGACAGATGGAACTGTATATGTAATTTACAGTTCGCACATTAAACCGACTGCTGCTGATGTTGGGGCGTTGTCATTATCTGGAGGTCAACTGAATGGTGCACTGGGTATCGGAACATCCAGTGCTCTTGGCGGTAATTCGATTGTATTGGGTGATAATGACACGGGCTTTAAACAAAATGGCGATGGTAATCTGGATGTTTATGCTAATAACGTCCATGTTATGCGCTTTGTTTCCGGCGGCATTCAAAGTAATAAAACCATAAATATTACAGGGCGTGTTAACCCCTCGGATTACGGTAACTTTGATTCCCGTTATGTGAAAGATGTTCGACTTGGTTCACAGCAATATTATGGAGTGAACAACTGGCAAACATGGAATTTCCAGTGCCCTTCAGGTCATGTATTATCTGGTATTAATGTTCAGGATACAGGGTCTAACTCTGCCGATAATATAGCGGGCGTTTATTACAGACCCGTTCAAAAGTATATAAATGGCACCTGGTATAATGTAGCGAGCGTTTAATATGATGCACTTAAAGAACATAAAAGCGGGTAATGCTAAAACACTGGAACAGTATGAGTTAACAAAGAAACACGGAGTTATCTGGCTTTACTCTGAGGACGGAAAAAACTGGTATGAGGAAGTGAAAAACTTTCAGCCAGACACCATAAAGATTGTTTACGATGAAAATAATATTATTGTCGCCATCACCAGAGATGCCTCCACGCTTAATCCCGAAGGTTTTAGCGTCGTCGAGGTTCCCGATATAACGGCCAATCGTCGGACCGATGATTCCGGTAAGTGGATGTTTAAGGACGGAGCTGTGGTTAAACGGATTTATACGGCTGACGAACAGCAACAACAGGCCGAATCACAAAAGGCCGCATTGCTTTCCGAAGCTGAATCAGTCATCCAGCCGCTGGAACGCGCTGTCAGGCTGAATATGGCAACAGACGAGGAACGCACACGACTGGAAGCATGGGAACGCTACAGTGTTCTGGTCAGCCGTGTGGATACGGCAAATCCTGAATGGCCACAAAAGCCTGAATAAAAATTAAGGCCCGATAGCGGGCCTTCTCTCATTCTGGTTGTTCTGGAAACGTTACTGGCAGGCTGGAGGTGTCTGTGGATTCAACCTTCTGCGCATAGAGCATCCACTCGGTTAATTTTTGTTTATTCTCATCGGAAATGATGCCCAGCCGTAGCTGAGAGTCCCACAGCTGGGTTTTATCCCTGACGAGCTGCAGCAGGCTCTGCTTTTCATTTTCCGCTTGTTGCCTTTGCTCTTCCTCGGTATAAGTTCGCTTTATCACCGCACCATCTTTGAACATCCAGTTGCCCGAAATATCAGCCCGGCGATTTGCTGTAATATCAGGCAACTCAACGACACTTAAACCTTCTGGATTAATTGCTGATACATCCTTGTCTATAGCAATAATTATTCCCTCAACTGTGTAAGCCAGTTTTATTGTATCCTCCTGAAAGTTTTTTAATTCCTCATACCAATTTTTTCCATCTTCGGACCATAACCAGATAACATCAAAATTCTTTGTTAGCTGGTATTGTTCAACGGTTTTTGGATTACCTGCGACAATGTTTTTTAAATGCTGCATGATTATACCTGCGATACGTTATACCATGTTCCGTTAATTAACTTTTGTATTGGTCTGAATACTGCCGGATCATCACCATCGACTTCACCGATAATACCAAGCCCCGTGATTACATGGCCTGATTTTTCATACATCACGCCTTTCTTCATGGTCTGAACAACTCGTGTGCCAAGTCTGACATCTCTCACATAGCGGGAATCAAAGTTACCGTAATCCGAGGGATTAACACGTCCCGTAATATTTATGGTTTTATTACTTTGAATGCTTCCGGAGACAAAGCGCATAACATGGACGTTATTAGCATAAACATCCAGATTACCATCGCCATTTTGTTTAAAGCCCGTGTCATTATCACCCAATACAATCGAATTACCGCCAAGAGCACTGGATGTTCCGATACCCAGTGCACCATTCAGTTGACCTCCAGATAACGGCAGTGCACCAACATCTCCTGCTGAAGGTTTTCTGGTGGTGGTGTAAAATTCGGACCAGTCGGCTTCAAAACCATAACCATCACGGGCTGAACGATAAAAAATACCGCCATTTTTATAATTAATCCGAAACTGAGCTGCAGGACAACTTCCTTCTCCCATATAAAAATGAATAATTAACGTTGATGCACCACTAATAGTTGCGTTATAGGCTCCGCTACTCCAGTTCCATCCAACTGCTTTATCATTCTCAACGGTGCTTCCTGTTTTCCCTAAGGCAAACGCACCAACATGACTTGCTTTTAATGTGATATCGGAGGAACCATCAAAAGCCACATTGCTTATTTTCCTGGCAGTTTTTAATTTTGCAGCTGTAGAAGCATTGCCGGATAGTTCACCAGAAAGGCCACCGCTGAATGTTTGTCGATTAGTCCAGGTATTCGCTGTACTGAGTAACGGTATTTTCTCCCCGCTTGTGCCGAGTTCTCGTAAACCGAGGTTTTAGATAATGGCGGTTTCTGGCCTGCATGGAATGATTTGTGCTTTTGGACGGGAGATTCAGCGTGCTGATTGGCTATGTAAGGGTATCAACAAATGACCAGAATACAGATCTGCAACGAAACGCTCTTGTTTGTGCAGGATATGAACAAATATTTGAAGATAAATTAAGCGGAACAAGGACAGGCCGACCTGGATTAAAATGTGCTTTAAAGCGCCTTCAAAAAGGTGACGCACTGGTTGTCTGAAAACTGGACTGACTGGGTCACTGTATGCGGCATCTTGTCGTGCTGGTGGTGGAAGCCTAGAAAAAGTATCGGGTGTTGCTGAACTGAACCGCCCCGGGTTTCCTGGAGAGTGTTTTATCTGTGAACTCAGGCTGCCAGATCAGTATTTCCGATGGAAGCATAATAAGCTTTTTCTGCTTCTGCCGGAGGAATATGGCCCAGCCTTTCCAGCAATCGTCGATTGTTATACCAGTCCACCCACGTTAGTGTGGCCAGTTCCACTTCTGTCCGGTTTTTCCAACTCTTACGGTGTATTACCTCCGCTTTGTAAAGACCATTGATGCTCTCCGCCATCGCGTTGTCATACGAGTCACCAGTACTTCCTGTTGAGGCCAGTAAACCGGCTTCCTTAAGCCGCTGTGTGTAGGCCAGCGATACATACTGAGAACCTTTATCACTGTGGTGGATTGTGCCGGACGGCCGACGGGCCCACAACGCCTGCTCCAGTGCATCCAGCACGAATGTCGTTTCCATAGACGATGAGACTCGCCACCCCACGATGTATCCGGCAAATACATCAATGATGAACGCCACATAGACGAAGCCCTGCCATGTGCTGA